TCCCTTATCTGATCGGCGCAATTCAGCAGCAGCAAAAGCAAATCGACGAACTAAAACAGCTGCTGGCAGCGAAATAATTAAAAGAGGTTAGTCAAATGGCAATTCCTACATCAAGAACCACATTCAAAGAGTATTGCCTTCGCAAGCTGGGTAAGCCTGTAATCGAGATCAACGTTGACGATGATCAAGTTGACGATCGTATCGACGAGGCGCTCAAGTACTTCTGGGACTACCACTTTGATGGCGCTGAGAAGATCTACTACAAGTATCAGGTCACGGAACAGACCAAGATTGATCGTTACGTGCCAATGCCAGAAAACGTCATTGGCGTTGTCAATCTGTTCCCGATCGGCCAGTCGTTGAACACGAACAATCTGTTCAACATTCGCTATCAGATCGCCCTGAACGACCTCTACACTCTAACGTCAGTGTCGATGGTTCCATACTATATGGCGTTCACGCACATTCAGTTCCTTGAACAGATGCTTGTCGGTCAGCAGCCTCTTCGTTACAACCGCCATATGAACCGTCTGTATGTTGATATGGATTGGAACATCATCAACGAAGGTGACTACATCGTGGCCGAAGCTTATCAGATTATCGACCCTGATGTCTACACAAAGGCTTGGGGCGATCGTTGGCTGCAGCGTTACGCCGCATGCTTGATCAAGCAGCAGTGGGGTTCGAACCTGACGAAGTTCACTGGTATGCAGCTTCCTGGCGGCATTCAGTTCAATGGCGAGAAGATCTACAACGACGCAACTCAAGAGAGAGCGGATCTTGAGCACGAGATGATCTTCAGCTACTCGCTACCCGCTACTGATATGATCGGATGAAATATTTACTTTACTAAATACCTCCATAGCAAGAATAGGAGAAAGCTATGGAAAAGTATGGATTTGTTTACATCTGGTATGACCGTAAACATAAACGTTATTATGTTGGATGTCATTGGGGAACAGAAGATGACGGTTACGTTTGTTCGTCATCTAATATGAAGTCGGCGTACAAAAGACGCCCAGAGGATTTTAAAAGGAGAATCTTAAGCAGAGTTTACTCGTCTAAAAAAGATTTGCTCGAAAAAGAATTTGATTGGATTTCTAAAATCAAATCGCAAGAGCTAGGTAAACGGTATTACAATCTACACAATCACCATTTTAGTCACTGGTCAACTTGTGAGTTAACCACGCTTTCTCTAAAAGAAAGAATCTCAGCCAAAACCAAAGAAGCGATGTATCGACCGGAAGTTCGTGAACGTTATCTAGAAGGTCTGAAGACAAGAGACACAAAGTCATCAGATCCCGCAACTCGCGAGAAACGTCGTCAGTCGATGATGGGGAAGAACAAAGGTAAAGACACTTCTAAAGCGGTTCGCATATCGGCCGAGAAAAGAAGAGGAATTCCGCTGACTGAAGAACACAAAGCGAAAGTTAGAGAAACTTCACACTTCAAAACGCTAAATAACAAAAAAGTTTCTTGTGTTCATTGCGGCGCTTTCGGGAATCCCGGCAACATAGGTAGATATCACAATGATCGTTGTAGGAAAATAAGTTGATGCTCTCATTCAAGCAATTCATCAGAGAAGAAGAGTCGCACGCCAATCCTGTCGATGTCGATGTTTTTCATGGCTCCGGTCGCCGTTTTGATAAATTTAACCAAAACTTCGGTCGCGTGAAAAATGATTTCATGGGCGGCGGGATTGGTTATTTCACCAGCAGTCATCACGTGGCAAAATCATACGCTAAAAATGGCGCTCGTTTCGCTAAAACAGACACACCTTTGGTGTATCACACCAAATTAAAAATGAATAATGTGTTTGACGTTGATCATCATTTTCACGGCGATAAGCTCAAACACGTATTGCCCGACGAAAAAAAGCACGAAGAGTTTGCTCGAGGAGCAGGTTTGCTCCGTGCCGGCGCAGACAAGTACGATGTATTGTCCAAACTCAAACACGGTCATTTGAAACTCACTGGTCACCAAGTGTTTCAAGGTTTGTCAAAGGGTGGCGTTAACAGCGACGATGCCCGCGATCACTTGATTAAAAAAGGGTATGATGGTCTGCGTTACAATGGCGGGCAAAACATGGATCAAGCCGAAAAGCATGATGTATACATTCCATACAAAGCAGATTCTATTACAATACACAAAAGAACCGTTCTTAAAAAAGCTAACCCAACGTAATGGCAACTAATTTCTTCTTCAACAACTTCTCGGCCAGCAATGAGCAGAATCTCTATGAGGATCTGATCATCGAAGCAATTCGGATTTACGGGGAAAATATGTACTACATACCTCGTGTAATCACGAATTACGATGATCTTCTAGGCGAAGACGCGCAATCGCAATACAACCAGGCGATTCTGGTCGAGTTGTATATCAAATCTGTTGACGGTTTTACAGGCGATGGAAGCTTTATGTCGAAGTTCGGTCTGCAGATTCGCGACCAGGTTGTGTTTTCAATCGCCCAAAGAACTTTCAGACAAGAAGTTGCCATATACAACGATCAGATCAGACCCAATGAAGGTGATCTGATCTACTTCCCGCTGAACCGCAAGTGCTTTCAGATCAAGTACGTCAACAACAAAGAGATGTTCTATCAGTTCGGTGCTCTTCAGACATTCGAGCTGACTTGTGAGTTGTTCGAGTATTCCAACGAACAATTCAACACCGGCATCCCTGAGATCGACAGACTACAACAGAACTTTTCACTCAACATACTTGATTATACGCTAGTCGACGAAGAAGGCAACTACTTACTTGATGAGGATGGTGATTATCTTGTGACCGAAGCATACAAGCCAGACCAGATCAACATTGCCGAGGAAAACGATGTGATTCAGTATGGTTCAAATAATTTTCCGATGGGTTCGGACGATTTCATCGACTTCACCGAGAAGGATCCGTTTTCTGAGGGCGGTGTATACTAATGTTTTCAAAGAATCCTTTCTACTTCTCGACGATTCGCAAGTACATCATCCTGTTCGGGACGTTGTTCAATAACATCTACATCTCAAAGACCGATAAGGACGGCAACACTACATCGATTCAGAGAGTGCCGATCACTTATGGTCCCAAGGACAAGATGTTGATTCGTGTGGCTCAAGACCCGGCCATTGATCGACCAACAGCTGTCTACCCGTTGCCAATGATGGCGTTTGAGATGACTGGATTCGATTACGACGGTTCTAGAAAGTTACAGACGATCAATCGAATCGCCAATCTTGATCCTGACGAAAAGTCGAAGAACAAGTATCAGTACGCTCCTGTCCCATACAACATTGGGTTTCAACTGAACATTCTAGTGAAGAACGCCGAGGACGGTAACAAGATCGTCGAACAAATCCTTCCTTACTTTACTCCCGACTGGACAACCTCAGTTCATCTAATCCCAGAGATGAACGTCACGATGGACATCCCAGTTGTTCTGAACAGAGTCAATCTCGATGACGTGTATGAAGGCGACTTCAAAGAGCGCAGATCAATGGTTTGGACGCTTGACTTCACTTTGAAGGGCTATCTGTATGGTCCGGTCAAGAACACAAACATCATCAAATTCTCCAACACGGAATTCTTTGTTGTCAAAGATCTCTCTTCCGTGAGCGCCAACAACCCTGTGGCGTCGTATATTCAGATTCAACCCGGCTTGACCGCAAACGGTCAACCGACATCAAATGCGGCACTTTCGATACCTGTTGCCGACATTATCGCGACAGACGATTTTGGCTACGTCACTACAATAACGGAAACTGACTATGGAACACAATGACGACGATGAGAGTCCTATCGACAGAGCATTGAACCTTGGCCCAGCGCCGAAAAACGATTTCGGCAAGGCTATTTCAACAATCGTCAACAATGCTAGAAACGACTCCGCATCTGAAGACTTCACGTTCGCAAGAGCCAACATCCGCGAGGTTGTTGAGAACGGTAACGACGCGATTGCCAAGCTGTCTATCATTGCTGATCAGTCGCAGAACCCAAGAGCGTTTGAAGTCCTGGCCAAGTTGATGGACTCAATGGTCGCGGCGAACAAACAGCTACTTGATCTTCAGAAAGAGATCAGAACAATCGAGAAGGCTGATATGCCTCAAGATCAAGAAGCAAAGAAGAATGTCACAAACAACTTGTTCGTTGGTAGCACTGCAGAGCTACAGAAGATGATTGAGAGTATGAAGAACAAATAAATAAGATTGTCAGTCGCGAGTCCCCACTCCACTGACTCTAACGCTTTCAAGGAGCATCAGCTATGACTACTTATCAGCCTTACACTTACCTAATCGGTTGGTCCGAACTAGACAAATGGTACTACGGCGTGCGTACAGCAAAAACAGCCAACCCGAAAGATTTGTGGGTGTCGTATTTCACGTCTTCTAAATTTGTAAAAGAGATTAGAAATCAATTCGGCGAACCCGACGTCGTTGAAATCAGGAAAACGTTTTCTTGCAAGAACGAAGCTTTGATTTGGGAACAAAAAGTGTTAACTAGGTTGAATGCGGCAGAAAACGAAAATTGGCTAAACAAACATAATGGCGGTAAGAATTTTAGCACGGCCGGAAAAACTTGGGAAGAAATTCTCGGCGAAGAAAAATCCAAAAAGATGAGACTTATAAGAAAAAATCAACCTCGAAATTTCAACGGTTTGCCGGGCGAAAAAAATCCAATGTATGGGAAAAAACACAGCGAAAAAACGAAAGCCGAATTTAGCAAAAAAAGAGCCGATGTGAGTTACGAAAACTACATGGGCCCCGAAAAAGCTTTCGAAAAAAGAAAAAAACATTCTCAACGAATGACTGGTGAAAACCACCCTCTGTTCGGCAAAAAGAGACCGACGGTGAATTGCCCGCATTGTAATAAGCAAGGCTGGGAATATAATATGAAAAGATACCATTTTGATAATTGTAAAGCTCTGTCGCCGTGAACGATTTCAGCAACCTTAAACCTTACAACGGAAACCCCAACTTAAAAAGAGTGAACCAATCAATCGATTGGACGCCAGAACTTGTTGCCGAGTACGTCAAATGCTCAGAAGACCCGGTGTATTTCACCGAGACTTACATAAAAATCATTAATATCGATAGGGGATTGGTTTCCTTCAAATTGTACGATTATCAGCGAGATATGGTGAAAGCTTTTGCCGAAAACAGGTACAGTATTGTAGCGACGGCAAGACAGGCTGGCAAATCGACAGTAACTTGTGCGTTCATTCTCTGGTACATTATCTTCCACGCAGACAAAACAGTCGCTTTGTTAGCTAACAAAGGCGATACAGCTCGTGAAATTCTAGGTCGTATTCAGCTCGCGTATCAACACCTACCAAAGTGGCTTCAACACGGCGCGAAAGAATGGAACAAGGGAAGCTTTGAGCTTGAGAACAACTCTCGCGTAATCGCTGCCGCCACCTCTTCCAACAACATTCGCGGTTACTCAATCAACCTGCTGTTCATCGATGAGGCTGCGTTTATTGAGAACTGGGAGGAGTTCTTCACATCAGTTTATCCCACGATCTCGTCAGGCACTGAATCAAAGATCGTCCTTGTTTCAACACCGAACGGTCTGAACCACTTCTACAAGATCTGGCAGAACGCATCGGAAGGCAAAAACAACTACAGGCCCATCAAGGTAATGTGGCACGACGTTCCTGGTCGTGATGAGAATTGGAGGAAAGACACTCTCTCGGCGATGAATTTCGACGTTGAGAAGTTCGATCAGGAATATTGCGTTGAGTTCCAAGGAAGCTCGGGAACTCTTATCGCTGGTTGGAAGCTGAAAGAGCTCATTCACCAAACGCCTCTGATCAAAAAAGACGGTCTGTCTCAGTTCAAAGCTCCAATCCCCAATCATTCATACGTTTGCATCGTCGACGTCTCGCGCGGCAAAGGTTTGGACTACTCGGCGTTCAGCATCATAGATGTGACGAAGATGCCTTATGAACAGGTTTGTACTTACAGAAACAACCTGGTTTCGCCAATTGACTACGCCGACATCATCTTCCGGGTTTGCAAATCATACAACAACGCCGCAACTCTTGTCGAGATCAATGACATCGGCGAGCAGGTGGCGACATCGCTTCACTTCGACTTCGAATACGAGAACGTTCTGTTCACGGAGTCCGCTGGAAGAAGTGGGAAGAGAATCACCGCAGGGTTTGGCGGCAACATCGACAAGGGCATCAGAACAACGAAATCTGTTAAGTCGGTTGGTTGCTCTATCCTGAAGTTGATGGTTGAACAGAATCAGCTGATCATCAACGACTTTGACACGATCAGCGAGCTGTCTACATTCTCGAGAAAAGGTGTGTCGTTCGAAGCCGAGCCAGGCAAGAACGACGATATGGTGATGGGCCTCGTTCTGTTCGCCTGGCTCTCGGATCAATCCTACTTCAAAGAATACACCAACATAAATACACTGGCAAAATTACGAGAAAAAACCGAAGAAGAAATTTTGCAAGACTTGACTCCGTTCGGCTTTTTCGATAACGGTATGACGCACGAAGAGATCATCGAAGCGCCCAGAATTCGAAGTTGGATGAGCGACGAGCCAGAAAACGGGTTTTTATAAATAAGTGAAAATGCTTGCTCATACATATTCGAAAGGGAGATAACTATGGTATATCAAGTAAGTCCTGGCGTTAACGTTACTGAGATCGATCTCACGACCGTTGTGCCTGGCGTTGCGACTTCCACTGGCGCTATCGCCGGTGTTTTTCGCTGGGGTCCAGTTGAAGAGAGATTCCTGATCAGCGACGAGAACGCTCTCGTTAGCACGTTCGGCCGTCCCACATCAAACAACTACGAGACGTTCTTCACAGCCGCAAACTTCCTGAGCTACAGCAACGCTCTGTATGTTGTTCGCGCCGCAAACACGACTAATTCGACCGCAACAGTCGGTGCTATGAATGCTGTTGCGAATGTCGACACCATCAGCATTCTGAACAACGTCGTGAAGAACAGAAACGACTATCTAAACGTCAGAGACGGTAACACCTCTTCTAACGCTGTGTATATCGCAAAGTATCCTGGCGCTCTTGGTAACTCTCTGAAGGTTTCGGTCTGTGACAGCGTTAACGCATTCAGCTCAAACCTTGCTCTTGTAGGTGTTTCGACCGGTAACAACATCACCGGATCTATGTCTATCGCGATTGGTTCTAATGTAGCCACTCTCACGTTCACTTCTGACGGAGTTGTTGCGGCCGCTAACACTTACGCAAACACGATTGCTAATGGTCTGACGGTCGGAGACTTTGTGGCTCTCGGAAACTCTTCGATCGGTACTCAGTTTATGAAGGTGTCAAGTATCAGCGCTGTTACGGCCAACGCCAGCGTCGCCACTTTCAACATCAATTTCGATGGCAATTACAAACTCTCAACGAACTATGTTGCCAACACGACGATGAATGGCAACTCATCCGTTGTTAACGTCACGAGAAACTGGGAATACTTCGACAGAGTCGATGGCGCTCCTGTAACTTCTTACTACGTTTCGAACTTCGGTAACACGGCTGCTGTTGACACGATGCACGTTGTTGTTGTCGACCAGGGCGGTCAGTTCACTGGAGCTCCTGGGTCAGTTATCGAAGTGTTCGCAAACGTTTCGCGCGCGACCGATGCCAAGTCTCAGGAAGGCGCATCTCTGTACTACAAGACTGTAATCAATGATGGGTCGTCTTACGTCTGGTTCGCCAATGATCGCGCAGGCGCAGTTTCAAACACAGCAGCTAACATCGCAACTTCAACAAACGTTAAGCCGCTGTCTCTGAATTTTGCGGGTGGCACAGACGGTTATACAGAATCAACTGTTCCGCTGAGTGTGCTGGCGACGGCTTATGATCTGTTCAAGTCTCCTGAGCTCGTAGATGTGTCTCTGATTATGCAAGGCAAGCCACTGGGCGGATCTGCTGTCGTGGCCGGTCAGACTGTTTCTAACTTCCAGCTTGCAAACTACATCATCGACAACATCGTTGGAGCTCGTAAGGACTGCGTCGTTTTCATCTCGCCGGACGATGCTATCGTCAAGAGCAACCCCGGAGCTGAGTCGACGTCAATCGTCAACTGGTTCGGCGCAGTGAATGATTCTACATACGCTGTGTATGACTCTGGCTACAAGTATATGTACGACCGTTACAACGACGTATACCGTTACGTTCCTCTGAACGGCGATATTGCTGGTCTGACTGCCAGAACTGAATTCACGAACGACGCTTGGTGGTCTCCTGCCGGCTTCAATCGTGGGCAGATCAAGAACATCATCAAGCTTCGTTACAACCCAACCAAGACAGACAGAGATCTTCTGTACAAGAACTCTATCAACCCGGTTGTAACGTTCCCCGGTCAAGGAACTGTTCTGTTCGGAGACAAGACAGGAACGAAAAAGCCTTCTGCTTTCGACAGAATCAATGTTCGTCGTCTGTTCATCACTCTTGAAAGAGCTATCTCTCAGGCTTCTAGATTCTCGCTGTTCGAGTTCAACGATGAATTTACGAGATCTCAGTTCAAGAATCTGGTTGTTCCTTATCTTCGCGACGTTCAGGCGCGTCGTGGTGTTCAAGACTTCCTGGTCGTTTGTGACGCAACAAACAACACGCCAGAGAGAATTGATCGTAACGAGTTCTGGGGCGACATCTACATCAAGCCAAACCGTTCGATCAACTTCATCCAGCTGAATTTCGTTGCTGTTAGAACTGGCGTTCAGTTCTCCACAATCGTCGGCCAGTTCTAATAAATAGAGATAGATAGGAGTAACGAAAATGGCTTTTAATATCAACGACTTTAAGAGTCGCGGTCTAACGAAGGGCGGCGTTAGACCGTCGCTCTTCCAAGTGGAACTGAACCCAAACATTGGCGAAGATTCAGCGACGGTCGAGAAGTTTGTATTCACTTGCCGCGCTTCCGAAGTGCCGGCAGCAACGATTGATCAGATCGAAGTTCCTTACTTCGGTCGTAAGATCAAGCTTGCTGGCGATCGTACATTCGACAACTGGTCTGTGACCGTAATGAATGACGAAGATTTCCTTGTCAGAAATATGTTCGAGGATTGGTCGAACCAAATCAACCAGCTGGCCGGTAACATTAAGTTGCTTACGGCCAACAGTTATAAGGCGACTGATGCTATCGTCACTCAGTTCTCGAAGGACGGGTCAAAGATCAGAGCGTACCAGTTTGTTGGTATCTTCCCGATCAGTGTATCTGCTATGGGCCTCGATTGGGATTCAACGAACAACATCCAAACGTTTGACGTCACTTTCGCTTATGATTACTGGCTCCCAGTTCAAATCGGCGGCGTCTCTATCATCGACACTGGCGCTCCCGGTGGTCCGGTAACGCTTTCTTAAATCGCTACATAATACAATGAAAAGAGGGGAGGGATTATCCTCCTCTCTATAGATGAGTAAAGCAAAATAAATGAAGCTATTCGGATTCGAATTCCAACGAAAGACCCCTCCCGCCGACACAGCTCCGTCGTTCGCTCCAAAAGAAGCAGATGACGGAGCGGTAGTCGTTGCTGCCGGAGGCGCTTACGGAACTTACGTTGATTTGGACGGAACTGTCCGAACCGAAGCTGAGTTGGTTACAAAGTATAGAGAGATGTCTCTGCAGCCGGAGATTGACGCCGCTGTAGACGAAATCATCAATGAATCAATCGCTGTTGATGAAGAAGATATCGTCAACATCAAACTTGACAACCTGAATGTATCAGACAAAGTCAAGAAAGCTATCCGCGACGAATTTGCAAACGTTCTGAACATTCTGAATTTCCAATCAAGAGCATACGAGATCTACCGTCGTTGGTACATCGACGGAAGAATTTACTACCACGTTGTCATCGATGAAAAGGACGTCAAGGCCGGTATCAAAGAAGTCAGATACATCGACCCCAGAAAGATCCGCAAGGTTCGCGAAGTCGCAAAGAGAAAAGTTCCTGGCGGTGATGGCGGAGAAGCTGTAGTTCCTAGAGTCCAGAACGAATACTTCATCTTCAATGACAAAGGCTTCAACTACGGCAACAAGAGCGTCGGTCCAACTACGACCGGTATGAAGATTGCCAAAGACTCTATCGTCTACATCACATCTGGTCTGACTGACACTCAAGGGACGATGGTCCTATCCTACCTCCACAAGTCAATCAAGGCGCTTAATCAGCTTCGAACGCTTGAAGACGCTCTTGTAATCTACCGTCTCGCGCGAGCTCCCGAAAGAAGAATCTGGTACATCGACGTAGGTAACCTTCCAAAGATGAAGGCGGAACAATACGTTCGTGACATTATGGTCAAGCACAAGAACCGCCTAATCTACAACGGCGACACGGGCGAAGTCAGAGACGATCGCAAGTTTATGACGATGCTTGAAGACTACTGGCTGCCGCGTAGAGAAGGTGGACGCGGTACTGAGGTCACAACACTTCCTGGCGGTCAAACTCTTGGTCAGATGGATGACGTTCTTTATTTTCAAAAGAAGCTCTATCAAACGCTGAACGTTCCCGTCAACAGACTGAATTCAGATGCTCTGTTTTCTTTGGGTAGAGCCACAGAAGTTACTAGAGACGAACTCAAGTTCTCCAAATTCATTTCAAGACTCCGCAGCCGTTTCTCAACTCTGTTCAATTCTTTGCTAGAGAAGCAGCTTGTCCTGAAAGGGATTATGTCTATCGAAGACTGGCAGAACATTTCCGCTGACATTCAATACGACTTTGCAAAGGACAACTACTTCACAGAGTTGAAGAACGCCGAAGTTATGCAAAATCGTGCGCAGCTGATGATGACCGTTGAACAGGGCGGGCTGATTGGCAAGTACTACTCGCACGAGTGGGCTCGCAAGAACATTCTTCAACAGTCTGATGATATGATTGAAGAACAAGACGAACAGATCGCAGAAGAGATGAACGATCCTAGATGGAACCCACCTCCTGTAGATGAAAACGGAAATCCTATCGATCAAGAGGGCGCAAGTCAACAACCCCAAGATCAACAAGAATCAGGTCAACCTGAAGACGACCAAGACAAAAAGATCAAAGAAGCTGAAGCCACTGTTAAGCTTATGAAAGAAAAGGGCGCCAAGAACCGTTCAATTCAAGATGAGGCTAAATACAGATCAGCTATCCAAATCCTATCCAGAAACAAATAAAGGGCCATAAACTATGACGGAAATCGAAGCGCGAGTTGCTGATCTGATCAATTTCAGTTCAAATCAGAAGCCCATTGAGTTCGCCGACGCTTTCAAGAACATCCTTCAAGTGAAGGTTGGTAATGCCATAGAGGCAAAGAAGGCAGAGATCGCTCAGACTATGTTTGTGTCTCGGGATCAAGAAGCGGAAGACGAGTTAGAAGACCTTGAAGACGATGTAGAAGTTGAGGCCGAAGAAGAATCAGATACAGAGGATCAAGAAGATGCCTAAGCAGTTAAAAGATATTCTAGCGGGAGTCAAATCCTCTAAGATTGTTCCCGGCTCAACTGGTTC